GTGTCTTCATTACATAAGAGCCCCTTCTCTTCTCATGGTGCTAGTCACTCGCAGAGCAGTCGATCTGAAGTTCGCGGTCCTTAAATGGATAAGCGGGGTTTTTAAGGCAGCAGCCTTAATCCTGGCCGTGACTTATGTTCTTCAGATGTCGGTCTCCGCTCTGGCTGTTAGTGATGACGCTGCCATCCGTGAGTTGAGCTGGTCCACTGGTCGTGTGATGTCTCACATCCGCCATCTTGTATGGTGGTATGTCACATCGCCGTCCTCCTACACCATTACCATTCTCTTCAACTTGCTCCGTTTAGTCTATAACTTGGAGGAAGGAGCTATGCTTAAGGCCGGCCCCCTCCTGTTTGAGGCTTTACGTTCATCCCTGAAGGCCAGAGTGCAAGCATTCGCATTGACACTGCGCTTTGTATTGTACCTTGGCATCCACCCATCTTATCATCTACCTGCTACGGATCCGGTGAGATATCCGGTTTCGTTCTTTATCACTCATATGTTTGACAGGTTTGCGCCTACCCGCCTAGCGGTCGCCAAAGCAACCTACAAACGTGTCAATCCCACAACAGACCTGAAGCTTAATGCACTTCGTAAGTTCGACAATCAGCAGTATCTGAAGCTAGAGGATTTTGAACAGTCGTTCATTTCTTTAGCTGATGAACTAGCACCGACTGTCCCAGATTCAGTGCGACAAGACTTCTCGAATGTGCTGTCTAACCATCTTTCTGTCAGAGATGTCAGTTATGAGGGGTCTTCAGCTGCTGGCTACCCTTTCAAATCCGGTACTAAACGGCGTGATGCCTTCGAAGACGCCGCAAAGCGTTCAGAGGACATGCTTTACCGTATTGATGGGGGTGAGAAGCCATCCCAGTTATTTTCCTCTTACTACTGGCTTTCAACTGGCCGGGCCAAACTGGTCAGTCCTGACAGCCCAGATTCAGCACGTCTCATCTGCTATCAGGCTTTTTCATTGTTTCTGATTATGCAGAAGTATGCTGACCCTTTCACCAGGTTCTTTGTCCAGTTTGGTCCATCTTGGAGTGCGATCGGGTTTTCCTGGTTTCACAACGGTGCGTCCAAGCTGATGAGGTACTTCGGTGCTGTGCGCGGTGTTGCTCCTGCTGGCCAACAGTTTGCTTCTCTTGATATTAGCAACTGGGACGCTGGTATGCAGGCTGCATTGCTGCGTGGTGTGAAAGCATTTCATCTGCGTATGCTTGAGACAGTGTGCCCGCCTGAGCTGCATGAGTTCTGGGTGGGGGTCATTGACGCATTGTACGAGCATATGATCCAAGCACGTATCATCTTGCCTGGGAGTCATGTCTTTCAAATGCAGTGTGGTATGAAAAGCGGTTGGAACTTAACGTCTATCGATAACACCATCATTCATGAGGTGCTTTTCCGTGCAGCTGCAAGTGAGGCATTTGGATATGTCCCTCCTCACAAGCTGTATGGCGATGACAACTTGTTCCTTTCTCCCATCGGTGTCAACTTTGTATCCTTGGAGGAGGCTTACCTCCGACTAGGGTGCATTGTCAAGTATGTCCATGCCGGGCGTTTGTCCTCAGCCATTGATTTCTTATCTAAGTTTATCTACTTTGATGAGAAGTCTGGTGAGTACTACCCTTACAGGGCTACTGTTGAAACTGATGCCCGTCTGATTATGCCTGAACACTACAATCCTCTTGACATCCCAGCTGCTGAACCTGTCGCAGCCGCAGAAGCCATCCTCGGTCACTTGATTGATAACTTCTTCAACATTGATGTTCGTAACCTGTGCTACACTATGTTGCAGCATATCAAGGACGAGTACAATGTTCAGGAGGTTGATGCTGACCGTGCAGTGAAGGCATATAAGTACAAGGGCCTTGACACATCTGTGTTTCGCACACAGCTGCCAACTGTCTTGGACCCCTCTGTCATTGCTTCATTGTATGGAATGCCACTTTCCCTCACCCCGTCAGCTTATGCTGGCCTTGGTGATCCACTGAACATTCCACAGTTTGATTTGCACAAGCGCTCACTGCTTGGTGACCTTGCCAACGTTGCCGAGCAGTTTTCCTTCCATGCTGAAGCGATCAGCGTTCGCTACCTTGGTAGGGATGGTGCTAATGGTTTGAAAAAGCTTATTCGCTATTTCACCATTCCCATGTCTACTAGGGGCACTGCTGGTGCTAAAGTGTTGGAGGCGATTAAGCGCTCCAAACTTGCATTGAACACTGTGCTTGATATTGGTGGCCACCCTGGGTCCGTGGCATGTGCATTGCTATCACACTTCCCTAGTGTGCGCGTGCATTCAGTGTCAAGAATGTTTGCTCGTGACAAACGTGCTGGCGAGTCGTTTATGTACAAAGCACCACGCTCCGAAAGGCATACCTTTGAGGAACGTGACGCATTGACATACACACCCAAAGCACGGTTTGGTCTGGCTGTGGTTGATATTGGCTTTGAGGATATCATTGACAATGTCAGCCTCACTTGGTCAGACAGAGCACGCATCCATGTTGACCGCCTTCTCCCATTCCTGCACAGATTAAGCAAGTCAGTTGATACACTCATCTTCACGGTGCCAGCCCTTCCGGATGGAGTGGTTAGTGCGCTCTTCCCCTTGTTTTTGTCAAGCAGTTCCTTCGACATTTTCAAGCCAGCGTATAGCTATCCATGGAATACTGAGACTGTAATCACTTTTAGGTTTGGACCTCGCACAGAGCCGTTGCGGAAGCGTGACTTGATCCGCTCAACACGGTCGTGGAGGAACGCCTTAAGTGCAAGGCTCACATCCTGGTCGCATATGCGTCTGTCTACTACACTGTCATTGGCTCAGCAGTGGGACGTGCCGCGCAACCCAATCCAAATGGATGAAACACAGCAAGGTAAATTTGTATCACAATTTATCTGAGTTCGTTGAGGCGATGGGGCTCAATTGTACCCGCCAA